GAAGTCCACCCCAGAAATAGAAAAACAGGCACAGCGGGTGCAAGAATACATGAATTATCAGATCATGTATGGCATGGAAGAGTATGAAGCAGAATTCGACCAGATGCTTTATTTTCTGGGTCTTGCTGGTAGTGCGTTTAAGAAAGTTTACTATGACGATTCCCTTCAAAAAGTGGTTAGTAAGTTCGTACCCGCTGAAGATTTACTTGTCCCTTACTCGGCTACCGACTTAAGAACAGCAGAAAGAATCACCCACGTTGTAAAAATGTCTAAAAATGAATTGCTGAGAATGCAGTTGGGTGGTTTTTATACCGATACAAAAATCAGAGAAAGTGGAAGTAGTAGCTCTGATTCTATCCAAGATGAATATGATAAGTTAGAAGGCATACAGAACACTGGCTCCGATGAAGAAGTAACCTTATATGAGTGTCATTGCTTTTTAGATTTAGAGGAGTTCCCCCATGAAGATGAAGAAGGGAACCCAACAGAACTAAAACTTCCTTATATTGTAACTGTCTGTGATGACATGAATACTATCCTACGCATAAGCCGTAACTATGCAGAAGACGATGTGTTAACCCAAAGAATTCCCTATTTTGTTCAATACAAGTTTACTCCAGGACTGGGCTTTTATGGCTTTGGTCTTGTTCATTTAATAGGAAATTTGAGTAGAACGGCTACCAGTACCTTACGCCAATTAGTAGATGCGGGAACATTAGCCAACATGCCTTCTGGCTTTAAAGCTAGAGGCTTAAGAATAGCAGACCAAGGAAATCCGTTGAATCCTGGAGAGTGGCGTGACATCGATGTTCCCGGAGGAGATATAAAAGCCAGTTTGATCCCTTTACCTTATAAGGAACCAAGCCGGACTTTATTTGAGTTAATGGGTTTTGTGGTGGATGCAGCCCAACGGTTTGTTGGCACAACTGATATGGGTGTAGGAGATAGTAACCAAGAAATGCCAGTAGGAACCACTATTGCCCTTTTGGAACGGGGTTCTCGTATTGTTTCGGCGGTGCATAAGCGCATGTACGCCAGTATGAAAATAGAATTAAAAATGTTGGCAAAGTTGTTTGCCGAAGACCCTACCCCTTATCCTTACCAAGTTGAGTCGGAAGAAGTTGTTAAGTCTGAAGATTTTGATAATAAAATAGACATTTTACCTGTAAGTGATCCTAATATATTCAGCATGTCACAAAGGGTGGTTTTAGCACAGGAGCAGTTAAAACTTGCAACCGCAGACCCAGAAATGCACAACATGCACCAAGCCTATACCCGTGTGTATCAGGCATTAGGGGTACAGAACATAGATGAAATTTTAAAAGAAGAACCTATTTCTTCTCCTGTAGACCCCGCTACTGAAAACCAAAATTCAAGCGATGCAGCTAAAGGACAAGGGAAGTTGAAAGCCTTTCCGGAACAAGACCATCAGGCACATATCAAGGTTCATATGTCTTACATGCAAAGTGCCGTTGCTCAACAGCAGCCTCCTGTTTTGCTGACTTTGGAAAAACATATTTATGATCACTTAGGATTACAAGCTCAAGTGATTGCGGAACAACAAGCCCCACAAATGGGAATACAATCCGAAGATGAAATGGCTGCTTTAGTAGCGCAAACACAAGCACAGTTGATAGAAGACTATCAATCTAATCTTCCACCGTCTGGTGAAGATGATGATCCATTAATTGCTTTAAAAGAACGCGAACTAGATTTAAAAGAGACAGACCAACAGTCTGATCAACAATACGATCAACAAAGATTACAGTTTGAACAAGAGAAAAACGCTCGAAATATGGAAATACAAAACCGTAGAATCAGTAGTACCGAAGACATAGCTTTAATGCGTAACGATACGGCCCGAGAAAGAACAAGAGGAAAGTAATGTTAGACCAATTGATTGGACCAGTCACTAATTTACTGGACAAGTTCATAGAAGACAAAGACCAAAAAGCTGCCTTAGCTCACCAAATAGCAACAATGAGCGAAAGACACAGCCAAGAATTAATGAAGGCCCAGTTAGAAATCAATAAAGTGGAAGTTGCCCATAAGAATTTGTTTGTGGCGGGATGGAGACCGGCAACAGGATGGGTATGTGTTTTAGGATTTTTGGTTAATTTTTTACTATCTCCTTTGGCTTCGGGGTTTGGTTTTGAAATCCCACAAGCAAACACAGAAACGATGTTACCTGTCTTAATGGGTATGTTAGGATTGGGTGGTATGAGAACTTTCGAGAAAATTAAGCACGTTGCTAGAGAAAAATGAGTTTAGACCTTTACATTTACGATAATATGCTTAAGATACTTAGGCAGAGAAGAGAATCAACACAAGAAATGATTTGTTTTGGTGTTGTTCCAGATTACACCACATACAAGGAATTGCGAGCAGTTGTCGCAGAACTTGCAGCTTTAGAACAGGATTTAAAACTCCTGCTAGATAAAATAAAGGAACCCGATGAGTAACTTAATTGTTCCCTCGCATTTGAAAGAAGAAAAAGTAATCCCCCTAAAAAATAAAGATAAACCTAGCAGCATAGCAGATGCCTATGTGGAGCCGGAAAAAAATTTATCTTTAGACCCCAGTAAAATAGACGACTCTGTTAAAGAAAGGATGCCATTGCCTACTGGTTGGCGCATCCTTCTGCTTCCGTATCAAGGTAAAGAAACAACGGAAGGTGGAATTGTCTTACCTCAAGCTCATGTCGACAGAGAAAATGTAGCCACTGTTTGTGGATATGTTTTAAAAGTTGGACCGGATGCTTACCAAGATAAGAAAAAATTTGACCATGCTTGGTGTAAAGAAGGCGACTGGGTGATTTTCGGAAGGTATTCTGGCAGTCGGTTCAGAATAGAAGGTGGTGAAGTTAGGTTGTTAAATGACGACGAAATATTAGCAACCATTAAACACCCAGACGATATAGTTCATTTTTAGAAGGGGTTTTATTATGGCGGAAGCACAAGCTAAAGTAGAAGAAAACGAAGAAGACTCTAGTGATGTCGTAGTCGAAATAGACACGGAAAACGAAGAGACCGAGGCCGTTGTTGAAGGAAAAGAAGAAAGCTCTACAGAAGATGTTGAGCTAAGAGATTACAGTGAAAACGTAAAAAAACGTATTCATAAGATGACCGCCAAATTAAGAGAATCTGAAAGAAGAGAACACGCTGCTACTGAATACGCCCAAGCAGTTGTACACGAAAACAATCAATTAAAACAAAAAACTATCAATTTAGATGGGGCTTTTGTCAATGAATTTGATAACCGTGTTCAGACTCAAGAAAAAATATTAAAACAAGAATTAAAAAAAGCTATTGATTTAGGCGACTCAGAAAAACAAGCGGATATTCAAATTGCTTTGTCTAATGTTGCAAACGACAAAGATAAAGTATCCAGAGTTAAAAGACAGCAAGCAGCACAACAGCAGCCAACTCAAGCTCCTTTTAATAGACCTACGCAGCCTTTCCAACAGCCCTTCCAACAGCCCGTTGTTAATCAAACAGATCCTGTTGCACAAAAATGGGCTAGTGAGAGAGAATGGTTTGGCGAAGATAGACCCATGACTTTGTTAGCTTTAGCCGAGCATGAGTCTTTATTATCAGAAGGTTATGATCCACAGAATGATTCTGAAAGTTATTATACGGAGCTAAACAACCGAATAGAAGTAGCCTTTCCTCATAAATTTCAAAAGGATAAGAAAAGAAAGTCACCCCGAGTAGCCTCTGCTTCTAGGGTGCGCGTAAACAAAAGAGGAAAAAAAGAGGTTGTACTTACAGAATCTGAGGCTAAAATGGCAGACAAGCTAAATGTTCCACGAGCAGAATACGGAAGACAACTTGAAAAAATAAGACTCAGGAGTGATTAATTAGTGAATGAATCCGTGAAGGCTGATCAACCAAAAACTGATCGTAGTCCACGCAACAGTCAGTCGAGAAATAAATCCTCTAGACCGACACAATGGAAACCACCGTCTACATTAGACGCACCACCACCACCGGAAGGTTTTTGTCATCGTTGGATCCGTGAATCTGTTATGGGTTTTGACGATAGAAAAAACATTTCGGCAAGGTTACGCGAAGGGTTCGAATTAGTTCGCGCTGATGAATACCCAGACTGGGATGGCGAAGCAATATCTGATGGTAAACATACAGGTGTTCTTGGTCAAGGAGGTCTGCTTCTTGCACGTTTTCCTTTAGAGTTACGTCAACAAAGAACGGCTTATTATGATAAAAGAACGTCCGAAGCAATGGACGCGATTGACAATGACTTATTAAGAGAAAACGACTCTAGAATGCCTATTCTTAAACCGAACAGGCAATCAGATATTAAATTTGGCGGCGGTGAAAAGCCGTCTTAACTTTTAATTAATATGAGGAACTGAGTAATGGCAAATATAGATGCTGCCTTTGGACTACGTCCATATAAAATGCTCGGTGCAGGTGCGAACACAAGCGGATTAGTTTCCTACCCCATACAAACCATTGCAACAGCAGGTTCGGCGAGTGTCATTTATCAAGGCACAACCGTTATCCCTTTAGCGAATGGTATGTTGGATATAGTAGGAAACGCCAATGGTGGCACAGTACCTATACTGGGCGTTTTTATGGGGTGTGAATACACCGATTTAAACGGAACTCCAACTTTCAATAACCAATATCCAGGAACTGCGGCAGTTAAAGCTAATACCGCTGTAACTGGTTTAATTTCTGCTAATCCGGACCAGTTGTTTTTAATCAACTGTGATGCGGCTGCGGCAGATTTGATTGTTCATGCAAACGCTAATCTAGCAACAGGGATCACTGGTAACTCTCTTAACGGAATTTCGTATGGTGAGTTAGCTGTTTCGACTGTCAACACTACTAATACTCTCAATCTGAGAATTGTTGGTTTTGAAGACACCCCCGATAACGACGATGCTACTGTTGCTGGTCGTTTAGCGATTGTCCTTCTTAATAATCACTTCTACCGTTATAATGCTAATGGTACTGGTGCTGGAATCTAATAGGAGAATAGGATATGGCTATTTCACGTTCCCAACTCCTAAAAGAGCTAGAGCCGGGACTAAACGCCTTGTTCGGTTTGGAGTATGATCGTTATGATGATGAGCAAGCAGAAATTTTCGATGAGGAAAGTTCTGATCGTGCTTTTGAAGAAGAGGTAATGTTGTCTGGTTTCGGCCAAGCTCCGGTAAAAGGAGAAGGCGCAGCAGTAACTTATGATACTGCTAACGAAGCATTTACGGCACGTTACACAATGGAAACTATTGCATTGGCTTTTGCTATTACGGAAGAAGCGGTGGAAGATAATCTTTATGATCGTCTTTCTACTCGTTATACCCGAGCATTGGCACGTTCAATGGCAAATACTAAGCAAGTTAAGGCTGCGAATGTACTAAACAACGCTTTTAACAGCTCCTTTCCTATAGGTGATGGTGTTGAGCTTTGCTCTTTGCTTCACCCAACGGTAGGTGGTGGTAATTTAGCTAATGAGTTAGTTACTGCGGCAGATCTTAACGAAACGTCAATGGAACAATCTCTTATAGATATTTCCGGCTTTATTGACGAGCGTGGCCTAAAAATTGCATTGCGGGGGATGAAGTTAATTATTCCTCCACAACTTCAATTTGTGGCTGAGCGTTTATTGGCTTCAAACCTACGTCCGGGAACTGCGGATAATGACATAAATGCTACTAAGAGCATGGGTATGTTGCCAGATGGCTATGTGGTTAATCACTTTTTGAATGATGCCGATGCGTTTTTCATTAAAACAGATTGTCCTAATGGCTTTAAGCATTTTGTACGAACTCCTATCAAAACCACTATGGAAGGTGATTTTGAAACTGGTAATGTTCGCTACAAAGCTAGAGAAAGATATACTTTTGGTGTATCTGACCCTAGATGTGTTTTCGGTTCTCCGGGAGCATAATCTTAAAAAGTAATTAAGAAGGGCGGCAATCTTGTCGCCCTTTTTTTATTTATGTATACTGCAAAAGTCACTGACTATCTCATCCCGAGATAGACACTAGCCACGACAGGAGACACTTACATGGCTACTCATTTTAAAGGTCCAATTCTTTATTCCGCTGCTCGTAAAGGGCTTGAAAATCTGCAAGTTGGGGTTTGGCCCGATCAGGCGGTTTTCCTAGATGATTTCACCGGCATAGCCCTAGATGCTACCAATGACTGGACGGTGCTAAAAGATACCAGTGCGACAGTTGCTATTTCAGCAGATGTGGCTACAGGTGTTCTTGCTCTTACTTCGCAAGCTACTACTGATAATGATGGGGCTTCCATTCAAGCCAATGAAATTTGGCAGTTACCCACCGTGGTGGGAGAAAAGCTCTATTTTGAATCCCGTTTTTATATTGCTACTACAAGTGGCGATAGTGTAGGACAAATGGACGTTTGGGTAGGGCTTTGTGAAAACTTTGCAACTCACCCAGAAAATGCTTTTTTAGCGGCTAACCGAATAGGGTTTCAGTTAGATGATGGCTCTTCTCTTACTCGTTTAATCAGTGAGTCAGGGGGAACAGAGACAGAAACCGAATTGGCTGCTGCCTATAACCTGACTGATAACCTTTACGTCACCCTCGGTTTTATAGCTACCAAAGGTACATCCACTGATACGGTAGCTTATTACCTTAATCGTAGTTTGGTAGGCACTCATACTACCAATATCCCCACCGCCTTAATGACCACAGCAATGGTTGAAATTTCAGGGGATGCTACAGGTACTAAGAGCATGGGTGTTGATTACATAGTGGCTGCGGTTGATCGTGGAGTTAGCTATTAATGGTAGCGCCGCGAAAGCGAGCGAGAACCAAAAAGGGGGAATTTAGAGGGGATAACCCCTCTACCCCCAACATTAATGAAGCTTGGGAGGAAACACCCGTGGCTAAAAAAGCCCCCGCTAAAGAAACAACTGCTAAGAAAGACCCTGTTAAAAAAAGTAAGGTTGTACTCCCTCCTCCTTGGAGTGCGTTGTATAAAGCAATGATCATTCGTGGCGAAATTAAGGAGTAATTTATGGCAGGTTCAGATGTCCAGAGTACCTTTATAACGGCAGATACTGTTGCTTTGGATGCCAATGGTATCAGCACTTCTGCAACATTAGGTAGTGGAGGAACACTCACTATAAATGGAGCTTTACACTCTGGTGGTACAGTGACGTTGAGTAGTGGAAGGCAGGTGACTGTTACCTCCGCAGGTAATGACACAGGCATAACTTTTACTGTTACCGGCACTGATGTAAATGCTGCGGCCCAAACGGAAGTTTTAACTGGAGCCAGTGGTGCAGCGGCTACCAGCACTAAGTATTTTCTAACGATTACTGAGATTGCTAATAGTGGTGCTAGTGCGGGTGCTGTAGAAGCGGGAATAAATTCCCTTGCTGCTGATGTAATTTTTGCCGGAAGAATGCGTCTACGCGCTATTTGGGTAAAAGATTCAGCTTCAGCGGGAACCCTTGAGTTCAGGCAGGAAAGTGCGGCAGGAACAGCGAACTTAAAATTCGATACTATTGCCGTTTCTACTTGGGCGTTTAGGGATAATGATATCCCCGATGAAGGGATATTGTTTGTAGATGGTGGCTATGTGCAGTACACCGTCGCAACTTTTGATACTTTAACAGCATTTTATAACTAATCCTTTTATTAGGAGGTATTCATGCCTTTAGTTGATGGTAAGCATTATCCCTACACCCAACAAGGGAGAGCGGCTGCGAGAAAAGCTCAGGAAAATCAAAGAGTTAGAATGGTTAAGGGCGGTTTGGCTAAAAGAGAAGAAGAGTCTAGCTCTATTGATAAGGCTTTTAGGAAAATGGATAAGCCCGCTAGTGAAGGAGGAACCGGAGGAACTTTTACGGCAGCAGCCACAAAAGCAGGGTTCCCAGACTCAAAAACAGGACGAACAGAGTTTGCTAATAAAGTTTTGAATGACCCTAAAGCGTCAACCAAAATGAAGCGTAAAGCTAATTTTTACAAAAACGTCATTGTCTGAGGGCAACATTATGAGAAAACAAGGATATAACGCAAGATTAGATGATTCAATGGGCGGTAGAAGCGGTAAAAAATCCCAGTCCGAAACATCCCGCAGGAATGAAAGCGAAGGAATGGAGCGTTCTAGCGGACGTAGGAAATTTGCGGGCGCAGGGACAATGGACAAAGGCCGACGTAAAATGAATACGGGTGGTATGGTTACTATGAAGTCAAGTAACACTACTGTTAGAGGTCCATACGGAAGCACCGCGACTTCTAAAAACACTAATATGCATAAGCTAAATGCTATGGGTAAATTAAAGTCATAATGTTTCACGTGAAACATTGGGGGATACATGGCTACTTCGGGTTCTACTGATTTCGAGTTAGATGTTACTGACTACATTGAAGAAGCCTTTGAAAGATGCGGTTTAGAAGTCCGAACAGGTCATGACTTAAAAACAGCAAAAAGGTCGTTGAATATAGTTCTAGCTGACTGGGCTAATCGAGGGTTAAATCGGTGGACGATCCGTACAACTAGCACAACACTGTCTCAAGGAATTGCTGATTACCCCGCCGGAACTTTAACTTTATCTGTACTCTCCTCTGCTAATTTTACGCTTTCTGAAACAATAACAGGAACACTTAGCGGAGCCACAGCCAGTATAACGAGTTTACCAACAGCTACTTCTATCGCTATAACTGTTCCAGTAGGAATTTTTCAGAACTCTGAAACAATAACCGGATCAACCAGTGGAACAGTAACTACTTCTACTGCGGTAGTGGATTTTAGCGATGTCAACGCCACGATTGATCTATTGAGTGCTGTGTTAAGAACAGATGTCGGTACAACTAATCAGGCGGATATTACCGTAGGAAGAGTCAGTAGAGATCAATACTTAACGACACCTTCTAAAAACACCCAAGCTAGACCAAGCCAATATTATGTCGACCGTCAAATAACCCCGATTATAAAAATCTGGCCTGTGCCTGACTCAGTTCAACTGTATACCCTTGTTTATGATCGTTTATATAGAATACAAGATGCCGATTCACCGGACAATACATTAGAAGTACCTTTCCGTTTTTATCCTTGTTTGGCGGCAGGTTTAGCTTACTACCTAGCCTTAAAACGAGCACCAGACAGAGTTGGTTTATTAAAGCAAGCGTATGAAGAAGAATTTGATAGAGCAGCAACCGAAGACAGAGACAGAGCGAATTTGTCCTTAACACCCACTAGGGATTTTTACTATATAAATTAAGGATTTTTAATGGCTTTGTACGCAACAGGTATTTTTTCAGAAGCTATTTGTGACCGATGTGGTCAGAGATACAAATACCTTGACCTTAAAAAAGAATGGACAGGGTTTAAAGTGTGTCCGGAATGTTATGAACCAAAAGCACCACAGCTTTATCCTTTACCTGCTATAAGTGAACCACAAGCGTTATATGAACCACGACCAGATATAAGAGCATCTATGACTGTTCAAGTGGGACAGAATATTTTTCCTCCTTTGGAAAACAGCAGCCTTCAAGGAATAACTTCTGTGGGAACTGTAACGGTGACAACGACATAATGGCTTATACTTACGCGGAACTTAAAACAGCTATTAAAGACTATACACAAAATACGGAAACGTCTTTTGTTACTAATCTTCCTCTCTTTATTCGATCTGCTGAAGAGCGGATTCTTAAAAATGTTCAATTAAGTTTATTTAGAAAGAACTCTGCGGGAAATGTCACAAAAGGTGATGAATATTTAACAATGCCGGTAGACTTTTTAGCTCCTTTTTCTTTGTCTTATACAGATACGGTTACTAATGAAAAAACTTTTTTAGAATTTAAAGATGTCAGTTTTGTTCAATCTTTTAACCCTGATAGTGCTACAGAAGGTGATCCAAGATTTTATGCTGTTTTTGATGTAGACGCTTTTATTATTTCTCCCACCCCAAGTGGTAACTATGCTGTAGAGCTTCACTATTTTTATAGACCGGATAGCCTAACAGCGGGTTCAGAAAGCGGCACAACATGGTTAAGTAAGAATGCAGAATTAACCTTGTTTTATGGTTGTTTGATAGAGGCTTATGTTTATATGAAAGGAGATCCACAACTTATGCAAGACTATGAAAAGCGTTTTGCGGAAGCAATAACAGGATTGAAACAATTTGGTGAGTCTAAAGAAGTAACAAATGAATATCGAACAGGATTGTTTATAAGGCCACGTACATAATGCTTACACCAGAATTAGGAATGTCTAACGATTTCAAAGTAGAAGTCGCTACAACCCAAAACAGAGGTTTTACCCCCGAAGAAATAGCACATCGTTGTGCAGACCGTATTATTGCTATTTCAGACAGAGCAGACCCTGTTTTGCAGCAACAGGCTTACGCCTTTAAAAATGAAATGGAAAGGGTTATTGCCGACTATATGCGGCAAGCCATTTCCAGCGATAGAACCACCGTTTATAATGCTTTATTAGAGGCGGGAAACCCTGAACTAGCGGAATTAATTAGGAGATTATGACATGGCTTTTACTGGAAATTTTATGTGTACTAGCTTTAAGCAAGAGCTATTACAAGGTGTTCACAATTTAACACTCGGAACTGGCAACGCTTTTAAAATGGCGCTGTACACTAACAGTGCCTCTTTTACGGCGGCAACTACAGCGTATACAACAGGCAATGAAGTGACTGGCACAGGATATTCAGCGGGTGGTGACGCTCTTACTAATGTAACACCGACTAATACCGGCACAACGGCGTTTGCTGAGTTTGGCGACCTGACATGGTCGACCTCTACTATTACTGCTCGGGGTGCGTTGATTTATAACGACACCGCAGCGGGGGACCCTACATTAGTTGTATTAGATTTTGGTTCGGACAAGTCCTCCAGTGCAGGTGATTTCTCGGTAGTAATGCCTACTTATAATGCAACTTCGGCGTTGATTAGGATTGCTTAGTGACCGACGTTACTGTCGGCCTCGAAGGATGGGGAGTTGATACTTGGAGCTCTGGTTCGTGGGGATACACTAGCGCAGGACAACAGGCTACAGGTTCGGTCGGAAACGTGGTGGTTGCGGGCGAAGGGGTTGTTACCGCAACAGGGGTAGAAGCAACAGGAGCAGTAGGAGCGGTTACGGTTACGGTGATTTATCACCTTACCGTAATAGCAGGAAGTGTAGTAGGAACCGGAGCAGTGGGTTCCGCAGCAGGAAGTATTCCCGTCATCGTACCTTTAGACGGTTGGGGAATTGGTGATTGGGGCGATGCGGGTTGGGGTTACTCCAACTCCGGATCAGAAGCCACAGGTTTTGTAGGAACTGCCTATGCAGTTACTACAGGTACAGTTACAGCGGGAAGTTTATTAGCGACTGGTTATGTCAATGGGGTTGTAATAAACGCCGATGCTAATGTAACTTTATCAGGTGTAGAAGCAACCGGATCAGTAGGGCAAGTAGTAGGAAGTATCCCAGTAATTGTGGGCGTTACGGGGGTTTCTGCCACAGGTGGAGTTGGGGCAGCAAGCTCGACCATTGGAATTACCGTCACGTTGACAGGGGTACAAGCAATCGGAGAAGTTTCAGGAATTTCAATATGGATGGAAATACAACCCGTTCAAGATCCAAATTGGGTAGAAATCGCAGCATAAACAAGAGGTTTTAAACATGGCAACTTATGTAAATAATCTAAGATTAAAAGAGATCGTCACTGGCGATGAATCGGGTACGTGGGGGACATCTACAAATACGAATCTTGAGCTTATCGGGGATGGTCTTGGTTATGGAACTGAACAGGTAGCAGCGGATGCCAATGAAACCTTTACTATGGCAGATGGTACGGCAGACGGTGTACGTGCTATGTACCTTAAATTCACTTCAGCCGGTTCGCTAACTGCGACTCGTACCCTGACACTTGCTCCTAACACGGTTTCCAAGGTGTGGATTATCGAAAATGCCACTACCGGAAGCCAGATCATCACGATCAAGCAGGGTGCAGGGGCTACGGTAAATGTAGCAAGTGGTGAACGTGCTTTTATATACACTGATGGAGCAGGAGCCGGAGCCGCTGTATTTACGGCTGATCCGGGCGGTAGTGGAGGGGTAGGATCAGTAACCTCTGTTGGAGGTACTGGCACTGTTAACGGGATTACCCTTTCAGGAACGGTTACAAGTTCTGGTAATTTAACTTTGGGCGGTACTCTTGGGAGTGTTGACCTTACTTCACAGATTACAGGAACTCTTCCCATTGGCAACGGTGGAACAAATTCTACTTCCACTACTTATTGCAGCCTTACAGCTAATGTCTCAGGAACTCTTCCTGTTGCTAACGGTGGTACAGGTGCTACTGCTTTAACATCAAATAACGTAATTCTGGGTAATAACACAGCAGCGGTTCAAGTGGTTGCTCCCGGTACGGCGGGCAATGTATTAACAAGTGCAGGTGGAACGTGGGCATCAAGTACGCCCGCCGCCGCCGGTATATCAGCAGGTCTTTCTATCGCACTTGCGATGGTAATGGGTTTCTAGGAGAAAATAGATGGCAAATCCAAATATAGTAGCAGTAACAAGTATTTTAGGAAAAGCAGGCGAACTTATTCCGTCTGATACCGCATCTAATGTATTGCTGGCTAACAACACTTCCAGTAACACAGTGCTAAAGATTAACCAGATTGTGGCGGCTAATATCGATGGCGCTTCTGCTGTTAACACTACCGTGGCAATTAACTCCACAGCGGCAGGCGGCGGGACAAGTTACCCTATCGTGTCTACCGTGAGTGTTCCCGCTGACGCAACTCTAATAGTGGTAGACAAGACTACTGCGATCTACCTTGAAGAGAACAAGTCTATTACAGTGCAGAGCGGTACAGCGAGCAAGATTGCTTATACGATAAGCTATGAAATAATAGCCAGCTAGTAAGGAGTAGTTCATGCCTATAGGTGACCGTATTGGTGGGTTTATACGTCCGGGTTTTAATCCGTTATTAGCGCCGGGTGCGCCCACTATTGGAACAGCTTCCTCAGGAGGCGCTTTAAATATTTCTATAGCTTTTACTGCGCCCTCGGATGTGGGTGGTGGTGCAATAACAAGTTATGAAGCGGTAGCTACCGACACCGTTACTGCTGCGGTCTTTACGGGAACGGCGGCATCTTCTCCTGTTACTATTACAGGTTTAACTGAAGGCCAATCGTACACTACTACTGTTACCGCGATTAACGCTTACGGGCCAAGCGGTATAAGTGCTGCAAGTAATAGCGTCCAAGCGGAAACCGTGGTGGGAGAGCTTTGGTCTTGGGGCTACAATAACATGGGTCAACTAGGGCTAGGCGATACCACCGACCGCTCTTCTCCAGTACAGGTAGGTGCATTAATTACTTGGAAGCAACTAAGTATGGGAGAACGGTGGACAGCGGCAACCACAGCAGACGGGAAACTCTATACTTGGGGTGAAGCTAGTGACGGGCAATTAGGTCATAGTAATACGACTGCCCTTTCATCTCCCGTACAGGTAGGCGCATTGACTACATGGAGTAATGTTGCTTCTTTACTAGACACTAGCGCATCAGTAAAGACAGACGGTACATTGTGGACTTGGGGAAGCGGCACTCAAGGAAGGCTAGGTGACGGAACTACTGTTGCTAAAAGCTCTCCGATACAGGTAGGCGCGTTAACAGATTGGTTAAGAGTTAGCGCCGGTACTACTCACTGTCTCTCCACAAAGACAGACGGTACGCTTTGGAGTTGGGGAAGCGGAGGAGCAGGGCAGTTAGGTGATAACGCACAAACTAACAGAAGCTCTCCAGTTCAAGTTGGAGTACTCACTACATGGGCTACTATAAAAGCCGGTTCACAATGGAGCGCGGGAATAACGACAGATGGAAAACTCTACATTTGGGGCGTTAGTAGTTACGGTGCAGGTGGGCAGGGTAATACTACAGAGACTTCCTCTCCTGTTCAGGTAGGAGCATTAACTACATGGGCAGAGGTGGCCTGTGCCAAAAGCTCAGCAATTGCTGTGAAGACAGACGGTACATTGTGGACTTGGGGGTATGCTACCTATGGGTTGTTAGGTAATGGAACTACTTCACCAAACATTAGCTCTCCGGTACAAGTCGGTTCGTTAACTAACTGGGCGTTGGTTATAGCAGGGGATCGTAATGTGTATGCTGTAAAAACTGATGGTACGCTGTGGGCATGGGGGATTGCTTCCAATGGGGCGTTAGGTAATGGAACTACTTCACCACAAATTAACTCTCCTATCCAGATAGGCGCATTAACTACTTGGTTAGAGATACCGGGAATAGGGATTCATACAGAAGGATCGGGTCTCATGATTAAAACAGTATCCTAATATGAAAACGAAATTATACACAGAGGTAAGCAATGCC